ATCGCTGGTATGATTTATCTGATACTGCTTTGTCATATTCAACGAAGCCTCCCAAGTTGGTACCTGCTTCAAAGAAGTCCTTAGCATAGCTATTCAACGCCATCGATAGACCCAGGACATCGGCAGCAATCCGTATTGGGTCTTCCGGATCCGTAGCATCTCCGAACCTAAGCCCCGGTGTGTACATAAACTCACCTTCATGGAGCCGTTCGGTGTTTATGCCATCCGTGACGTCCAAGTACCTCTCACCACTTAGTTTATTCCGTCGGAGCATCACGTTTCCCGAGGGAATGTTCCAGAGCGCCAGAATAAATCCGTTTCGGTTGCGCTCTATCTTCGCATAAGCACCAGATGTCAGCATCAAATTAAAGATGTACATGTGCCAGAATTCATAAGCTGTCGTCTCAGGATTCGGCATCATGTGTAAAAGCGTGTACAGCTGATGCTGTTTCGCTTTATCTCCGCCCCCATCTTTTCTTTCCTGGTAAAGATGCACCGGTAAGCTGGCCATTGTCTTCGCCACAACATCAACGCAGCGTATCACCGCTGAAACACGAAGAGCGGTCTTGGAACTCACATGGTGTCCACGGCCGCTCAGGTAATCGACAAACGCAGCGTATCTTGGATCCACTGTCGTCTCGTTCTTTACTTCAAAAACTTTTCCAAATAATTTGAGCTTCAAATTCTCATCACCCCCTAAGCCATCCGGATGCCATGATCTTCATAGGCACTCAGTTTGTCTTCAAGCTGCATAGCTGCAGCGAATGCATTAATCAATGCTACCGTTAAGTCAATTTTATCCACACTCTTATTTTTCATTGGCTTTATGTTTTCATTTCCATCGACGGCCACAACCACATTACCAAAACACCACCTGGCCACTGGATGCTTTTCATGACTGAGCTCTCCGCGCCGAAACAAGCGTTCCATGAATTTCATTGCTGGAGACATCCCCGCCATCGTCTGCTCAATTTCAATGGTGTTAACACCTTTCTTCGCAAGTTGCTGTACAAGCATGGTTGAATTCCACTTGTCAGTGCAGACATATTTGACTGCATACTGCTTCGTATAGCTTTCAACTTGGAGCTGGATGGTCTCATAATCAGTAACGTCACCATCCGTCGCAATCATATAACCTTCATTTACCCACCTGTCATATGGTACTTTGTCCCTGTGGACGCGTTCTTTCATGTTCTCTACCGGTATGAAAGGCTTGAACAGGCAGCGCCAATCTTCGATTCCTTCCTGTGGCGGAAACAGAACCACTAGACCCGCAATATCAATTGTGCTGGCCAAGTCGAGACCCAGATAACAGTACTTCCCAACGAGCTCGCTAATCTCCCATTCAGCATTTGTAGTATCCCACAATGTGAGTGGTAGCCAACCGGTGCGCTTAAGCGCCATCCATTGGTTAAGCCGCAACCATCGGAACAGACGCTCGGATGCTTCACTGTTCCTCGCTGCTAAAGCTTCTTGGCGAACGGTCTCAATCTGGATTGTCTGGCCCAAAGAAGGATTACATTTATACCAGTTCTCCTCAGACCAAGGATCCTCATCTTCTGGCAACCCGTAGACTTTGACATACCAGGAAGGATCTACCAGGGTACCATCCTGAATCTTGAGCGCTTTCTCATGAATCTCCCAGCCGATTGAATGTCTGTCCGGATCATCTCCAGCTGTAGTGATCACCCACCAGATTGGTTCGCGCCTTGCTGCCCCAGCACCGAATGTCATAACATCCCATAGATCCCGGTTGGGTTGAGCGTGTAATTCATCGAAGATAACTACTGTTGGATTTAATCCGTGCTTACTATATGCTTCGGCAGATAGAACCTTTAAGAAAGTTCCGGTCTGCCTGTTGTATATTTCCTTCTTACTGTCCACCACCCGTAGCATTTTCTCCAACGCATGGTCCTGCTCGATCATCTGCTTGGCCGCTTTGTACACTAGTCCGGCTTGCTCACGCTCTGCAGCGCAACAATAAATCTGACCACCGGGGGGATCACATATTAAGTGATACAGACCAATGGCAGCGATCATGGTGGTCTTACCATTCTTCTTGGGTATCTCTAAATAAACATATTTGTACTGCCTGTAGAGATCATCGCTTACCGTACCGTACACATCCCAGATGATTTGGTGCTGCCAATCTTGAAGGATAAAAGGCTGACCTGTGAAGTCATCTGGAAGGTTGAGCATCTGGATAAACTCAATAGGCTCCAGTGCTCGTTGCTTATCAATCATCCAGCATCAGCTGCCCTTCGGCTTCTGAGAAATTCACTCATACCGCTGTCATCCTCTTCCTCTTGCGGTTTCTTAGGAATCGATCTCAACTGCGATGCAACGGTCATGACGTTTTCCTTCTCGATGGACAGGAGCATTCTCCGTTTTGTCTGCAGGCTATTATCATTACCCTGAATTAATTTATTAAGATCCGATACCTTGTTAATGTAGTCGAGAAAATCCATCTCCGATTTCTTCTCATGTAACTCTCCTAGCAACCCATGAAGGTATTTGTCCTTCTCTTCATACCGATCACACTCTGAAAGCAACATACAAAAGCGGTTCAAAACAGCCTCATTTAAGGCATCATTTTTACCTATTTTTTCAAACATCTTCCTCACACGCAGATAGTATGCATGGGCTTTCTCATCAGCTTTCACCGAGGGCCACTCACGCATCTTAATCCCTGTAACCATCTGGCTTTCAGCTTTTTCCCGTATTTTTTTTTCGGCCTTGGTCCGATGCCCTTTGACGAGCCCTATTGGCTTACCTGCTCTGGTCATAATACACCTCAAACTCAAATTTTCTTATTGGGAAAAAATCTCGCACATGCTTGGACACACGGTATCCCGGCGCCGATCGCCAGAGATTCGATGCCCCCTACCCCTCGATTGCAAATTTTATTTTCTATTTCCGAACCCGCCGTCCTCTCTGGCTGTCTTGGCATCGTGACAAGACTTGCACAGGCTTTGCCAGTTGCTTGTATCCCAGAAGAGCTGCTGATTACCCTTGTGAGGAACGATGTGGTCGACTACAGTGGCTGGTACCACTCGCCCATGACGCTCACACTCAACACACAAGGGGTGGTGACTGAGGTAGGTGGTCCTTGCTTTCCTCCACTTAGAGTTGTATCCACGTTCTGAAGGACTGCCACGGTCCTTGTCGTACCTCTCACGCTTTCTTCTGGATTGCTCCTCCAAAATTGCCCTATGCTTTTCGCAGTACCGTTTTTCTGACAGCTCACTACAACCTGGATGTGAGCATATCTTCAAAGCTTTACGTGGCATATTCTCACCTGTTTCGTTGCATAAGAAAAGAGCCTTGGTAGGCTCTCTATTAATATCTACTATTCAATTGCTATTTACTGTCCAAGCATATTCCATATTTTAGCATAATCTCACGAGATCGTTCTTCTTTTGACGCAATCAAATCAGAATCTTTTTGGTACAAATGAGCCAGACACTGAAAGCCAATGCGTGCTACACAGTCTCGCTTTTCTATTGCCTTCTCTCTGCTAATATCTTTTGATCCATGCACATAGCTAGAACGAAGACTATACATATCCTTGATGCATTTTTGTAGTTTTTTTCTTTCTTTATAATCATTCTCTAATAAGAACGCTACTGACATAGATATTCTGTATCCTAGTTCTGCATTTGATCCAAATAAGTTCTCTAAGGCAATAATTCCATCCAAGAATCCATCAATAGGATTTAATCTGTCAGATGATAAACTGATTAATTTTCTAACAGCAAGCCTAATCTTCTCATCATTCGTTTGTTCAATTTTCTTATGCCATTTTTTTATTGTTATTAAATCCTCAGAAGTACATTCATACCTTTCTGTTGGATGTCTTTGATCACAAGACCATGTTCTATGAATACCAAGAGCCAATGGATCAAATATGATTTCCCAACTCTTTTTCATGCTAATTGGCGGTACTCTATCACACGCCAAATATGTAGACAACTCAATGTTTTCTATTAGTCTATCGATTTTTTCATAATTTTCTTCCATAAGCTTAGGCCACTTTATTTTTTGATCATTTTCTTTATAGCGATATTGATAATCAATAAATCCTTGATACACTATTGATGTCACATCACCTCTTGAATTGCGACTTATAACATCTTTTGATAGGATTTCTACAAGCCGATTATCGAACGAACATAAGGCTCCATTAAGTAGTTCTAGCTTAGTATCCTTAGGAAAAGTTATATTCGAAAACCCTATAAATATTGGTACTTTTAAGGTCTTTTTATCCCCTAATATTCTAAGCATCTCGATATTCTTTTCTATGGCATCTAAATAATCAGATACTGAATCTTTTCCTGATAAAATCATGAGATAATAAGAATTTGTTAAAACATATTGCAAGAAAATACTTAGTTGTATAGTGGCCCCATGACCACATGAGGTATAGTAACTAAAGAAAGTATCCCTTGATGTATCGCCGATATGATTGAAAAACTTTTTCAATTTTTTATCTTTTAAGATAAGTTTACAAAATTCGTCAGAAAGATTATGATTTTTAGCTAAGTATGCACATCGTATTGATCGTGGAAAATATTTCTCTGGGAGAAGATGAACAGGGTAGTATTCAATACCGATAGTCTTTATCATCCCTAATAGACTGTCTTCGGTATCTACTTTTGGCAATTCACCCCCAGCTTTTAATCGCCAGTGGTTTAAAACATGATGCTCATCATCTATCATAGAAGCTTCCAACATGTGATACAAATAATAATCCAAGTCCGGATTGTCAATATGCTTTTCTCGTATCCCTCTACATGTTTGTATGATTTCTTCAAGTACATTTGACTGGCTTCGTGATAATTCTAACTGCGAATTCAACAATAAATCGGACTGGCATTGAGAGACGTTCAGTACATAACTAAAAAAGGTACTTCCTAGAGTCTTTAGAAATCCCGGTATTTCTTTTGACTGTCGCACTACATTGTCTACCATTAGTCCCTCCTAATATTTTTGACACTATTATATCATACATATCAGGAGCTTACTATACTTTCCCACACCCAGGCATCCAGCCACCGCAGCCACGGATCATTGACGATCCAATCAGGCAGCTCAAGCTCATCATCAGAATACATAACTCTCACCTCCAGCGCAAGTATACGCCGGCTTGATGGTCAGGTGTGGGATTTAACGGTTATTATGCTCGAAGATTGCAAAACAAAAGAGCCTTGCGGCTCTTGAATCGAATGGGAACTTATTTTGCCCATTCTTTCATTTTCTCACTCAGCTCAAAATTAGCTTGTACATTGTCACGCGAAAGGTTTCTAATAGCGTCTGACAAATTTATTAAATTCGCATTGATGTCACCCAGCTTGCCAAGTTTTTCGTTTATATCTTTCATCTCCGCAAGTAATTCACCTAACAATTCCTGGGTCGAGCGTATTTCATTAGACATATTTTCCTCCTAATATTTTTGACACTATTATATCATACACATTAGAAGTTTACTATACTTTCCCACACCCAAACATCCAACTCCCGCAACCACTCATCCTCACTAATCCAATCCGGCAGCTCCAATTCATCGTCAGAATACATCTGTTCACCTCCAGGATGATTGTACACTTCCTAGTGATCAGTTGTAGCTTTTAGCGATTCATTATCTCTGAAATTGCAAACAAAAGGACCTCTTCTGAGGCCCTGTCATTTATACTATCTTACACTGACACTATATCACAAAAAACCGAGCATTTCCGAGCCACTTAATACTTCACGCATATTTTTCACATAAAATATCCAACGCTCTTTTGCATACTTTTCGGCAATGCGCCTCGTGATATCTGGTATGTGCTGCCACCAAGTCCCATCTGAACTTCCTGACATAGCGCAATTCAACGATCTCCCTGCTCCGCACATCCAAACACCCAATCATATCCAGGACCTTGTTACGCCTTTCGAATAATCCTTCCTGCCTTACCCCGATACGCTCTATATCCTTTTTGTAATCATCCAATATCTTCTGAGCCCGCTGGTACGTCGGATCGCTTCTCGTGCTGGGGTTCCCTGGCATTCCGCTCAGTAGGGTTGCCTTTATGTCTCTCTCACAGGCAACTGTCTCAGCCAATAGTTGCATTTCCTCAGCACAGTTCCTGATTTCATCCTCGATGTAAGAGTGTTTATTCAACAAGTCAATGATATCCGCTTTTGTCATCCTGACACCTTCCAGTCCATCATCTCAGTGAATGTGAGCACTTTCAGTCCCTCAGGCACTTCGCGCTTTTCATGCTCCAGCTCATATTTGCGAATACGTTTCTGCATAGCCTTACCAGTGATTCCATATGCCCGTCCACAATTATCCCATGTGATTTTCGCTTCACGCATTCTGACTACGTTTTCACAGTCTGCCTCGTTCCATGAACCCAATGATCGGCGGGATTTCTTTCTGACAATATCTGGTTCCACCTTATAAGCGCGAATTCGCTTTAACATCATCTGATCACTAATCCCATACATCCTGCCGCATTCTCTCCAGGTCACACCCTCTTCCCGCATCTTGATCACCTTCTGACAGTCCTCTTCGGTCCATGTCTTTATCGGTTCCGGTCTTTCCTTCTGCCTAGCGATTACTGGGCTGATCTCTTCCCTGGCCTTTCGGTTCCGTGGTGGCCGACCTCTTTCGTCCTTCCATGCCTGAGGGAGCTGTCCGCCTGCATCGATGACCTCACCCACGGTTGACCATGTTCTTCCGGATTGATACTCACATCTAAGGATCACGTTCTGGAACAGGGCTGTCACGCTGCAGCCACGTAAGTTGGTCATGGGCATCGTGTCTACTCTTGCCGGGTTACTCATGCTATGCCTCCGAAGGTATGCCTCTTAATTCTGACCAGACTGTCCCGCCCCTGTACCACACTGAGAACATATCCTTCGTCCAGTGACAGGAATTTTGCTGCCTTCTTCACTGCCAAGCGCTTCTGACGTACTTCCAGGGCCGTCATTCTAACCTCATGATCATAGTCCAAGATGGTGTTGTATCGCTCCCATATGACATCCTCTAGCTGCTTTTCTCGATCACTCCAGGTATGCTTATCTTGATTCATAGTTCTACCTCCTTGTCCCTCAGGCACTTTTCAATCATCATCGTGTTTGATTTGTTACAACATACCTCACTTGCTCAGCCATGAGATTTGCTGCAGTTCTGTGAATGCCCTCGCTGTCTTCGTATCTTTTGAACTCCAGACGTCCATCAAGAGTGACAATTGCTCCCCTTGTCAGATACTTCGCATCATTTTCGGCCTGTTTACCAAACGAGATTATTCGGAATATATCTGATTTCGGCTCATTCGGTTTTGGATATATCCGGTCTACTTCCAAGGTATACACCGCCAACGGCTTTCCATCTGGCCCATGTCGCAGATTCGGGTCTGTCTCCAAGCGTCCAGTCAAGGTGATTTTGTTATACATCTGCCTCCTCCTCGCTTTCTCCTAATCAGTTCATCTATCAGTGAGCCGTATCGTCCCCGGCTCCATTCCTCGCAGCGCTCACGGATCTCACGTTTACGGTGAGCCTGGGTATGACATTCTCCGCATAAGCAGAGCATGTTGTATAGTTCATTGGTACGCTTGCCTCCCATGCCTGCAGGTACGATATGATGGATGTCCACAGCCCTCCTACCGCATAGCTGGCAGATGCCTTCGTCCCGCTCTTTTACAAGCTTATTTGCCTTGGTTAGGTTCATCCGGTCCGCCTTCTTTTGCTTTACTCTCGTTATATGCTCGAAGAGTATCAATCAATTTCCACAGAATCTTATTGACTCTCGGCATAATCACCATGATGACTGCATCTCTAAACGCTACCAAAGCCTCGCCTGGGTCTTTTCTTTTTGGCATCTCTGATTCTCTCTTTCTCTTTTCGTTTCACGTCCCTCAGGAGTTCTTTGATTTCACTGTGCATCGGCTCTTTCGTCTTCCAGCGGTAGCCCCTCAGGACATTCTCTAGATATTTCACCTGGCGCAGTGTCAGCTTGATGTCTATCGGCTGGTCCATGTTCCTCTTCATCCTCAATGGGCGTTTCTTCTCCGAAGATATCCTGCTGGTATCCGATGACGTTTGCTTCGCTGCTCACGCTCTCACCTTTTCCCATTCGCATATCTCAGCCCCCACGCTTATACATTTCATCCGAACGTTAAAGTCTCCCCGACGGGTTTGTATCTCTACCCCAGGTGCTAGATCAGTTCTTGCCAGCTGCTTGAAGAATTCTGCGTCCCTCAGGTTCTCCCTGTTCAAGATGTACATGCTCGGGGCGTCGTGTATGCCCTGGTGCAGTACGTGCTGCAGCTGGAGGTGGTTCTGGATGGTTGTCTGGCTATTCACACCGACACACCCCCTCAGCTCGCTTCATCGAACAGGGGCAGCAGCTTCCTTGCCTTCTCTGCATCATCCCTCAGGGTCTTACCTCGATGATCCAGCTCCTCGATATAGTGTCCCCACTCTTCCTTATTCCTAGCTATCCAGTAACCATAGTTATAGGCACTGCTACTTGAGCAGATTGGATGTCCTTCATCCCTCAGCTGCCTGATGGCAATCCTTACTGCTCGATCCGGAGCACCGGTTCGTCTAATCAGTTCACTTCGACTGATCCTTTTATCTTTTGATAGCAACTGCAGCACTTTCGTTTTGATTTCCTTGTTCATCATCTTCACCTCTTCCGATCTTCCACCTATTCGTTCCCTTCTCTTTCCTCCAGGAGGGGATTCTTCGGTTTGTTCTCTTTCACGCCCAGGGCCCTGAGGGACGGGCCTGCATATTTCAGTTCCGGGTTCAGTATTGCCGCCAGTAACGCGTACCAATTCTCTTTCATTCGTCCTTCTCCCCGAACAGTCGGTAGTTCTCATTCTCGTCATCAAACTCGATGGTGTTATCCCCAGCCTGGCCAATCAGCCGGCCGCCGATAGCTTCATCGATGAACAGCAGCTTATCCAAGGTGAGCTCTGTCGTCACGATAGTCGGCTTACGGTTGTTGTACCGGTAGTTGATAATCGAATAGACCATGCGCTTATGGAAGTCCCTCAGATACAGCTTCCCATCCCATTCCCGATACCCGACCTTGAACAGGTCATCAATGATCAGCAATTCGGCATTTTCGATTCGTCCAAGCTCCATGTTCTGCTCGAAGCTCCCAGTTTTCATTTCCTCCAGATGCTGAATCATCTGTGGATAGTCGATGAACATGATCTTGAATCCCTGTTTTTCGAGATCGATGGCCGTTCCTACCGCCAGATGAGTCTTACCAGTTCCTGAGTGACCACATATGATCAGGTTCTCATCCTTGAAAGCATCGATGTATTTCTTCGCCTGTTTTTTGGCCAACTTCTGGTCCTCGGTTTCTGCCTTGAAGTTCTTCAGGGTTTTGTTCCGGAACAGCCCCGCGACTCCATTCTTTTCCTTGGCCTCGGCCGCTCTTCGGTTGTAGTAACATTCGCAGAAGGTTGCCACTTGGTACCCGTTCTCATCAATCTCGATAGTGGCTTCGTGGTCCTTACACTTGGGGCACTTGTATTGGCGTTCTTCAGGTCCCCCTTTATCGATGATGCTCTGTTTGATCTCTTTCATCTTCTCCAGGAGGTAACTATCAATCGCTCTGGCTTCCCTCATCCGTTTCACCTCTCGATTTCTTCAGTCTCGCCCTTATGCGCTCAGCCTGGCGCTCGGCCCTTACCTTGTCCTGATCCACCGGTGAAGCTTTACCAGGTCTGTCAGCAGTTGGGCCCTTGTAAAACTCGTCCAGGAATTCCACATGCCGGGTGGTCCAAAATGTGCTCTCGTTCAGGATCCCGCGCCAAGGGTTCAGCCGACAGTCTTCCGCATAGCGATCGATGCAGTGGCGGATCTGCTCTTCACCGTACTGCTCAATCAGCTTTGGTAGCTTCTTATCCCGGACCTTTTTTACTTTCCTCCCTGGGTAATTCTTTACGATATCCTGGAGAAGAAAATCACTATTCTTTTCCTTTATTACCTTCTTATCTTTCTTACCTTCTTCTCTAGGTGCCAGGTCTTTGCCACCTCTTTGCCCGGTCTTTGCCGGTTGCTTTGCCACCCTTTCTTCTTCACATTGATAAACTTCCCAGTTTATAATGGTTATAAGCCTTCCGGTCTTTGTCGATTCGTTTGCCAGAAATTCCAAGTTTTCAAATCTTTTTAGAGCAGTGCGAACGTTCTTTATACTGATTCCAGAACCGGCATTCTTCACGATGTTGTCTAAGCTGGTGACGAATTGTCCCGGCTTGGCGATGAATTTTTGGCCCTTCCATTCCCATTGTTTTTCATTGAAATTTGCCATTAAGAGTAGAGTGATGAGGATCACTTTTTGCTCGACTGTGGAACTCTCCCAGATAGGTTTGGCGGCCAGCTCCCTGTGTATTTTGATATACCCAACAGGGTTGATCATCACATCACCGTCCTTCGTCCCTCAGGCGCACGGGGAATGTTTTTTGTACTATGTATAGTATTACTGATTCTTTTCATGTATAATTACCTCGGAGTTTCGGGGGGGATTCTTGCAGTAGTTTTGCGCTGCAGGAGTTCTCTTCGTTTTTTTACTTAAAGCGAAAATTATATACCAGTGCTGCAATTTGCCCGTACAAGTGCAAAATCTTGTGAAAGGAGGAATTGATATGCCTACAACTGGTGAAAAACCTGGCAAGGGTACTTATAAGTGCTTGAACTGTGGTAGAAAATTGGTGCTCGATGATACTACTGACACATTGCCACCATGCCCAAAATGTCATAAAACTAAGTTTATAAAGATTGCTTAGCACTTCTTGATGAAGTCTACTATTGAGCTATCAGAATACCCAAAAGCCTTTCCGCATACCCAGTGCTCAAAAGGACTCTTGGGTTTGTCTGGTAGCTCTTTAATTATTTCGATCATAATGTTGTCTTTAAACATGTAAACTACTTTCCAGTCCGGACCATTCTGCTCAACATATGATAAAAGTGTTTCAGATTCTACCAGTGAAATAACAGCATCTGCGTACCTATTCTGACAAGTAATACAAGCTATCGGCTTAATACCAGTTCTTACCAACTCACAATAAGTAAGTGACTCATGCAACAAGTTCTGACTGATTCTCAACCCATTAAATTCAGTATCCATTTCTGCAGACATATGTTGCCCTCCTATATCATGTTCTCCGGGTGGATCACATTATCTACATCCATTGCAAGGCCATCCTGATTCCTTAAATGAAATCCATTGCGATAGAGAGCCTTAATGTAATCATCCGTCGATTGCTCATGATCTAGTCCTTCCTGTCGTTCTTTACACTTCCACCACTCATACTTACCCGTGTAGTACATGATCTTCGCCATACAAAGTCTCCCCCTTAATATTATCCACGCGGACTTTCTTGATTGCCTCTCTAGTCTTTGCCAGTTCACTCTCTACGAAGTCGCTGGACTGCTGCCAAAAGGACAGGCTTTCCAGGTAGGATTCTTGCAGTTCGACCGGACCTTCTGAAATTGTGTTCTCAGCAATCTCCAGCTTGATAGTATCGTCCCGATCTTTCTTGCGAGGTATCCTGGGC